GTCAGCGATGCGAGCGAACCAACCCTGGGAGGTGGACAGCACAGACATGGAGCAAGCGATCTCGACCTGCCCCACGCTGTTCTCGGAGACGGTACTCGACATGGCCGAGCTGTTCCCCTTCGTGCGGGTCTACAGCGTTCGAGGAAACCACGGAAGGATCGGGCCTCACAACGGCAACGCCAACCCGAAGCGGGTGAACTGGGACACGGTATCGAGCGAGGTGGCAAGGATGCAGCTCGGCGACATCGTGGACGGTGACCGCGTGACCTGGCACACCGAGGTCGAGGACTTCTATCTGCACATCGACATCGCAGGGGCTGGGCTGCTCCTGATCCACGGTGACCAGTTCCAGGGCGGCGGTGGTTTCGCTGGGGTGCCCGTTGCTTCCATCGTGAAGAAGATCGCCCGCTGGGCCGATGCGATGGAGGAGGACTTCGATGTGCTGATGCTCGGGCACTACCACAACCCAACGACCCTGACCGTGGGATCGCGCTCGTGCTATGTGAACGGAACCCTCAAGTCGAAAGGCGAGTGGGAGCTGGAGGAGTTGGCGATGTCCACCAGGCCAGCGCAGAGGCTTCAGTTCTGGGCACCCGACCAAGGCCCCGTAGTGGATCAGGTGATATGGCTGGACTAGATCGAGCCCGATGGGTCGCTGCGACCGCGGCCCTGCGAACGCTCTGCCCCGTGTACCGTTACGAGGTCACGGTGCGGCGTTGCGCGATGCCCAAGGACTGCGATGGCTATGTGCGCCCGGATGGCGACACGAAGCTGTCGGTGCGTGTCAACCGAGCCCTCGAAACATCGCAAGCCGTGGAGGTTCTGGTTCACGAGTGGGCACACGCCATGACCTGGGACATAGAACACGAGCGCAGTTGGTCCCACTCAGCGTACTGGGGGGTCGCCTATGCGGAAGCCTACAGGGCTGTCTACAATCCCCACGAGTGAACCCTTGACACCCTTGACCACCCCCACCCATACTTCAGCCATGACAGAACCCACAACCAATGTGTCCCTCTTTGACGAGGTGGCGGCACTCAATCCACTGACCGCGGCCAGGGTGAGGACCAAGATCGAGAGGCTCCAGAACCGGATCGAGGAACTTGAATCCTGCGGCATGACCACTACGACCACTCGTGGGCAGAGGCCGAAGTTCCTCGCGTCCTATGCGTCATCGAAGGGCTGGCGGTTGATTATGGGGTCGGATGGCCCGATCATCGCCCGCACATTCCACAACCTGGACGCTGCCGAGATGTGGCTGGATTCCGGCGATGCTTGACCCCATCAACCCACCCCACTACACCGCCGGGAGCGTCGAGTGCATCGAAGCCCTGGAGTCGATGTTGAGCCCAGAGGAGTACCGCGGCTTCCTCCGAGGCTCGGCTATCAAATACCAGTGGCGGCTCGGACTCAAAGGCGATGCCTGCGATGACACGGCCAAGGCTCAGTGGTACATGGAGCGCCTTCGCGCACACCTTGAGGAGACAGCAAAATGAAGATAGAACAGACAGACATTGCAGACCTGACACTTGACCCCGACAACGCACGGCTCCACGACAAGAAGAACCTGGACGCGATCAAGGCCAGCCTCGAAGCCTTCGGGCAGCGGAAGCCTATCGTGATCGCTGATGGCATCGTGGTCGCGGGCAACGGCACACTCGAAGCAGCACAGGCCCTCAGATGGACCACGATTGCCACCGTGTCAGCCGATGACCTGGACGCTGACCAGCGCACGGCGTTCGCCATCGCTGACAACCGTACCGCGGAGCTGGCCGCCTGGGACGATACGAAGCTGGCCCAGGCCCTCGCTCATGTGACCGAGGACGGGGACGAACTCGGCGAGGCCACCGGGTTCGACCATGAGACGCTCGTGGGTCTGATCGAGCAGGAGCTAGGTGGCGAGGTGGTCGATGCCGCCCCGGTCAAGCTGTCCGACAGGTTCCTCGTTCCCCCGTTCAGCGTCCTCGATGCGAGGCAAGGCTACTGGCAGGACCGCAGGCGGGAGTGGCTGGCGCTCGGCATATCGAGCGAGCAGGGGCGGGGTGATAACCTTATGACCTTGGGGCCACTCGCCCGGTATGCTAAGAGTCCCCCGCTCCCGACAACGAGCGTGTTCGATCCGCTACTCTGCGAGCTTGCCTATCGCTGGTTCGCGCCCAGGGGCGGCGTGGTACTGGACCCGTTTGCGGGGGGGTCCGTGCGTGGTATTGTCGCCAGCAGGCTAGGGCTGCGGTATGTCGGCCAGGACTTACAGGAGCCGCAGGTTGTCGCCAACAGGGAACAGGCTGGCCGTATCTGCTCCGACCCGGTGCCTGAGTGGCGGGTCGGGGATAGCCGCCACATCGGGGACACCTGTAGGGATGTCTCTGCCGACTTCGTGTTCAGTTGCCCACCCTACGCTGACCTGGAGCGGTACAGCGATGATCCCGCCGACCTGTCCACAATGCCCTACTCGGAGTTCCTTGAGAGCTACAGGCGCATCATATCCGAGTCGTGTAAGCTGCTGGCCGAGGACAGCTTCGCTTGCTTCGTGGTGGGCGAGGTGCGTGGCAAAGACGGCACCTATCACAACTTCGTCGGCGACACGGTTGAGGCGTTCCGAGGCGCTGGCCTTTCGTACTACAATGAGGCGATCCTGGTATCCCCTGCGGGGACGCTCCCAATTCGGGCGGGTGTCGCATTCGCCGCTGGCAGGAAGCTAGGCAAGGCGCACCAGAATGTCCTCGTGTTCGTCAAGGGCGACTGGCGCAGAGCCCACGAGCGCCTGGGTTCGCCCGAGGTCGAGGAGTGCTAGGTCCCCACGAGAACCGCCGCCGCCGCCCGGACATCGAGCAGCTTGCCGACATGGTCACGGGGCTCGCGGAGATGGTAGGCCGAGACGCCAAGCGGCTGCGCCTGGTCGAGACCGCCATCGTCTGCCTGGCCCGCGAGGCTGCGAGCAGGGAGGAGGAGCGCGAGGCGCCGCGTGGAGCGGCCCCGAGGGATACCGCCCCGCCCTCCCCGCTACCGGGCGCGAGGCGCAGGGAGGCACGGGAGCCCGCGAGGGGCAAGGCTCGACGGGCAGGGCGGCAGGGGGAGGCCCAGATCGGATTCTCTCGGCGCTCCGAAATAGCACAGTACCCCGCCTCTTTTGTGAGCCTAATTTTGAGACCTTTCCGGCTATTTTTTTTGGGGATTATCCCCAGGCGTTTTTCTCAAAACAAGGGGGGCCGCGATCATGGCTAGGAAGTCCCAATGCACCTTTTCTCCTGGGGACGAGCCTCATCGCTGTTGTGCGAAGAGCAAGACAACGCAGCAGCGTTGCAAGTTGCGCGTGGTTCCCGGTCGCCGGGTCTGTCGTTTCCACGGTGGTCTTGGTGGATCTTATCCCAAGACGGGTCGTTACTCGGAGGGTCTGGGTCGTTTCCGCGAGGCTTACCAGGCTGCGCGGAACGATCCGAACCTGATGGACTTGCGTGAGACGATGGCTTTGTTGGATGTCGCGGTGCAGAAGTCTGTGGAGCGAGCGACTGCGAAGGACACGCCGGAGTTTCGTCGCCGTGCTTCGGAGTTGTTTGTGAAGGCTCGTTCGTCTGGTGACCCTCAGGAGGCTTCTCGTCATCTATCGGAGTTGGGGGAGTTGCTCAAGGCGGGCGTGGCCGACGATGTGGCCTTGGAGCATTTATCGAAGGCAGCGGAGCGTCTTGCTCGGCGTCAGGAGAAGGCTTGGAGCATCAAGCTCGACGCTGCTCAAGCGATCAACGCGAGGGATCTTGTAGCGGTCCTCGCTCGTTTTGCCGACATAGTTCTAACGGAGGCTCCGCGCGATGCCGCATCACGAATCATTCGACGGATTGACGGTGAGGTCTTGGGCTCAGGTCCGGCAGCAATTGGACTCTCGTCTGGGTCTGAAGCCTGACGCACCGTTTCCTCAATATGTGAATGACCCTGTGGGTTTTGCCCGCGATGTCTTGGGTTTTTCTCCTTGGAACAAGCAGGAGGAGATTGGTGCGGCGTTGGTGTCGGATCAGCGAGTGACGGTGGTCAGTTGCAATGGTGCAGGCAAGACCTGTTGGGCTGGCCGTCTGGTTCCTTGGTTTTTGATGACGCGGACGGACGCGGTGGTGGTGACCACGGCTCCGACCTGGCATCAGGTGAACTTGCTTTGGCGCGAGGTTCGTTCGGCCTATGCGGATGCGACCTATCA